CATATGTAATGGCTGAATGGCAATTCAAAGCACAAACTGAAGATATACATTTAATTAATTATAGAGATGGCCATACGTATGATACTATAAAAAGTAATGGTGAAGCACAAGAATTATATGATAGGCCTACTACTATTGTTAATACAAGTTGTGAGCATTTAACTAATTTTGTTTTATGGTATAATTTAATTCCTAAAGGTACATTGGTTGTTTTACAAACTAATGATTATTTTGAAATAGATGATCATATAAATTGTGTAAACGATATTGATGAATTTAAAAAAATGGCACCACTTGATAATATTTTATATGAAGGTGTATTAAATCTTGAAAAGTATAATAGGTTTATGTTAATAGGATATCGTTAATGTATCGATATGATGATATTAGAACAGTACATTTAGAAATTACACAACGTTGTCAAGCGGCTTGCCCTATGTGTGATCGTAATATGAATGGCGGCGATGATAATCCTCATATGACTGATGCTGAATTGTCAGTTAAAGATGCCCAGAAAATTTTTAGTGTTCCTTTTATACAACAGTTAAAAACAATGTATATGTGTGGCAACCTAGGAGATCCAATTGTTGCTAAAGATACATTAGAAGTGTTTGAATATTTTAGAAAGCATAATTCTAATATGTGGTTGAGTATGAATACTAATGCTGGTGCCCGCGAGCCTGAATGGTGGGAGCGTCTTGCTAAGATATACGGACGTATGGGTACAGTTATTTTTAGTGTTGATGGACTGCGAGATACAAACCATTTATATAGGCAGAATGTAAATTGGGATATAGTTGAACGTAGTATGCGAGCATTTATTGGTGCAGGTGGTAGAGCACGATGGGATTTTTTAATTTTTGAGCACAACGAACACCAAGTAGAGGAAGCAGAAATGCTTGCCAATGAGCTAGGTTTCGAACGATTTACTAAAAAGAAAACAGGAAGATTTATTAGTAGTGCAACAAGCAAAGCAAAGGAAGAACATCAGTCAGTAAATCGCAAAGGGCAAGAAACACAAAATTTAGCAAAACCTACTAAAGAAGAATATAAAAATAGGGCATTGTTAAAGCAAGAAGAAATAATTAAAACTTATGGTAGTATGTTGGATTATTATAATACATGTAAGATAGATTGTAAAGTTGCCGGCGAAGAAAAAAGTATTTTTATAACTGCTGAAGGATTACTTATGCCTTGTTGCTGGACTGCTGGACGTATGTATAAATGGTGGCATAAAGATTATAAAGTTGAGCAAATTTGGGATTTTGTAGATCGGGCAGGTGGTAAAGAGGGTATTGATGTTATTAATAATCGGTTAAGTGATGTTGTTAATAGTAATGGGTTATTAGAAGATATTAAAAACAGCTGGACATTGAACAGTTTAGAACATGGTAAGTTAGGAGTTTGTGCACAGAAATGTGGTGTAGAATTTGATCCGTTTGGTGAGCAATTTACTTAGAATTGGTTCTATTGAGAATTAGATTAAGTTTTTTAATGTTATTTTTATTTTGTAAAATTAGTCTAGTACCAGCATGTAGTGGTCTCGGCCATGCCCCGATGTCAACCCACGCATAACCTACGTGTTCGCCATTTAATTTTGGGTGAAATTCATCGACAATTAAACTGACAAAACTGGCATAATTAAAACCATCGTCGTTGCTAACAAAATTATCTAATGGAATTGTTTTAATAATTTTAGGGAAGTTTATTAATTCTTCTTCTAATTCTCTTTGTAGTGCGTAACCGAGAGTTTCTCCCTCTACAACTTTACCTCCAAAGAAACTCCATGTTAATGGATGGGAACTATCTGTAGAACGGAGACCGAGTAATATCCGGTCAGTATTAAGACTTAAAAAAATAGTGCCTACTGCTTTTATCATTGTAATACCTTACTTCGTATGTATATATTTACATGATTTACAAAACCACTTATTTTTTTCATCGTCAAAGTATAATTCTTTTTTACACATAGGGCATTGTATTAATGTATGCCTCTCGGTGTTTTTTACATCACTATCCGCCAAAACCCTGGATAGTATTTCCCCTGATAAGAATCCATCCACTGCGTTCCGTTCCATTTAAATTGATCTCCAGTAAAATTATTTTGTATGTAGGTAATATCTTCTGTTGCAGATGAATCAAAAAATACTACCCAACTACTGCCATTGTATTGAATAATGTCATTTTTATTTGCTACAAGATTATCCCATGCATTTGTAACATTAGATGCACCTATAGCACCGATATCGTCAAGTATTAAATATTTTTGCCCTGTTGCCGCTACTGGTAATGTGCCATCATCTGGGTAACTGTTATGTGGATTAATAATTGCGTTAACTGTAAAAGCCGTGCCAGGCAGAGTGTCAGTGTCGACAGTATAATCGACTACATTTCCAGTTCCAGTTTCCTCAATAGTGCCTACTATATCATCTGGATTTGTTTGTGCTTCAGGATCTGATTGTAGTCGTAATCTAATTTGTGTAACGCCATCTTTTAAACCACCATATGTTTCGAGATAGTCTGCCCAATTCATTTCTTGACCATCGCCTCTGTCATTTAAGCCAGCATGGTTTAATAATTGTATTTGCCCATTTACAACATTAATTGATGCGTTAAGAGGAGTAAAAATATCTCGAGTTAAGAAAGTTTGTCCCCCAAAGAAATCATAAGCATCAGGATCCCAATCATCAGGATAATCATTAATTCTATTTGTAATTTGTTCAATGATACGTTGTTGGTATACTTTAGCAGGAGGACTAATCCATACAGGCATTGTAAATGTCATTGAGCCAATATCAATTTGTGTATCGACTCCTTGTGGAACGCCACGTGAACTCCAGCTTATATCTGTTAATTCTACAATAACAAGAGATGTCCAGTCAAGTATGTTGGTACTACTTTGTAGTTCAATTGAAGGATTAAACAATACAAGGATTTGTTCCATTAGTTGTAATTTTTGATCAGAGTTGCTAGTCCATACGTCTACTTGCATTGTTAATGTATATGGAGTCGGCATTAATCTCTCAACGCTATACCTATTTCCTACTTTATCTGTATATTTTCCAATTTCGTGATTAAATTCTCTTTCAGTAATTTGTTGTTTATCTACGTATAATGGATCTAGTGTTCTTGATCGATCTGGTTGTATTGTTAAAATATGAGATGTAATAAATGGACAAGAGTTAATAACATTTTCACTATTGTTTTTTAATATATGTCCGACCATGCGTTGCATGTCTGCATAACGGCATGGTACTTTTATAAATTTTTCAGTACCATCTGCACCTTTACCAGTCTTAACTAATAAGCCGCCAAACAATCTCATAAATTGCAGAATGTATCTGCGAAATTGTTCATCGTAAAAGTAACCTGCTTCTCTATATCTACTTGCCATTTATTTTCTCTTTAAAAATCCGACTTTGGTTTTACTGCTCTACTTAAACCTTGTTTTGATGTAACTTGTTCGCCAGTTGCAGTATCTTTGGTCGAACCAGTGTTTTCAATAAAAGTTGTTAATATTGTGTTGGCCGCCCTCCAAACTTGACGTGTGTCGTCTTCAACCTTGATCCATTTGTTGCCTTTCTTTAAAAATAGTCTGTGCGGAGTAAAATCAGTTCTTAAATAATATGCACCTTCGGCTGCACTATCAGGAAATGTTGCGCCACTGCCAACAACAGAAGTTCCCATAGGAGGTGTTGCATCGGCTGTCCATACAGATTTCTTTCCAGTTTCAGCATCGTAATATATGTGTCCAGCTTCGAATCCATATTTAGGTACTTCATTTTCGCCTTGTTCTAATACTGCTTCACTAATTTCGAGTTCGTTGTTATATGTGCTGAGTATGTGTTTTAAATCGCCTGCTTCGTCACCATCACCTAAAATATCACGATATTCTACTGTATCGACTAATGCTTGGCATTTAACACGAATTAAATGCGGCCACCAGTTTGCATCAAAACCAGCCGCTTCTCTTATTATATCATCAACTACATAAAATTTTCTCACTGGGCCTGCTGAGTTATCAAGGCCTGTGTCATCAAGCAAATGAGGAAGTTCTAATACATCTCCACTCATAATTTTGCGACCTAATATAGTCATAGTATCGTTTAGATGCAATGTCATAAAAATACTATCATTTGCTAAAAATAAACCAAACTGTGTTAAATCAAAATCGTTATCTGCTGGTTGATAAACACCACGCATATCATATACATCTTTATCGTATTTTCTATCTCTATTTTCTAGAAATAGCAAATCTTGTATTTTTGTTTCTGCAACAATATCTTCTGATGATTTTTTTGCCGCATAATTAGGTTGTGTTGCATCTGCTTTTTCAACAGTACCATCTTCATTAATTTTTTCACCTTGGTCATATATACCAACGTACTTGTGTATAAAAATGCCAGTACCACCAGCATAAATATGCTCACCGACGAGTCGATCAATAAATTTATAATCATTTCCCTTCTCGGGTTTCCAAAGTGATAATCTAGGCATAGT